TCACGAGCTATCGCAGTTGAATGCTGCTGCTGTTGCTGCCGGCAAAAACCGCGCTGCTTATATCCGCAGTCGAGCGCTTGCTAAATTGACCACGGTGGATTACCATTCACTGGTGGCTGGTGCCGTTCGTCAAATGCACGGCGACATCCCACGCGGCAAAATTGAACACCTCGTCGCATATGTCATCAATCAAACAGCAGCCGGTAATTGAAACTCTTCGCGTTCTACTGACCGAAGCGCTTGCAGTCGCGGCTGCAATCCGTGACAATGCCCAAGATGATCAGCAGCCATTACCTGCTGACATAGCTGAATCGCTCACATCCATCGCATCCACAATCAATGAAGCTTGTAATCAGTCAATCCGAACTCAACAATGCCCTGCGGCTGGTGGCACGTGCCGTCGGTAGTGGCCGCACACATCCGATCCTCGCTGGTGTGCTCCTATCCGCAACCGATGGCTTGTTGACTGTCACCGCCTACGACATGGAGCTAGGTATCACAACTGCCATCAGCGCCTCCGTAGAAGCCCATGGCGAGACCGTCGTTCCCTATCGGCTGCTATCGGACATCATTGGCCGCTTAGACGCCTCAGATGCCATCTCCCTGGCCGTTAGCGATAAACGCCTAGCATTGACCTCCTTGAGCGGTTCCTACAGCCTCTCCGTGGCTTCGGCGCTTGATTTTCCAGCATTACCCGTGGTGGATGCTGCCAATGGCATTGCCATCGACCTCACAGGTCCATTGGCAGCCGTTATGCCAGCAGCTAGCACCGACCCCAGCAAGCAGCTACTCCAGGGCGTTCACATCACCACTGGTCGCCTAGAATCAACCGACGGGCACCGCCTAGCTATTTGCGCCATTGATTTAGACGCCGAGTTAGACGTGGTACTACCTGTGCGCTGCCTGCAGCAGGTGCGTCAACCAGCAGTTATTGCCATAAGCAAAGGTCAGGTGGGCATTGCCCTAGCCGACGGCACTCAAATCACCAGCCGCACCCTGGAGGGCACCTACCCAAATGTTCAGCAGCTTATACCAACAGAATTTGCACACGCGCTAACCGTTGATCGCGTACAATTGCTACGTGCCTTAGAGCGCGTTGCTATAATTGCCGTTAATCATAATTCAGTTGTTAAACTATCAACTGCAACTAAAATTCTTGAGATCACAGCAGAAGCTGACGCCAACAGCGGCGCTGAATCCCTTGTAACCACTGGCACCTTGCCAGATCTTGCCATTAACGTTATTTACTTGATTGATGGCCTTAAAACCATGGATGCTAAATCTGTTACAATATCAGCAAACACCACAACTGCACCCGTCACCTTGACACCTGACGGCAAAGATGGCCATACTTATCTCATCATGCCTGTTCAAATCCGAAGCTAATGGCTAAGAAAGGCACCGAACACGAAAAGATCCTACGGGTTCACGAGATCTACAGGCTCCTAGTTAAAGGAGCCTCTAGGTATCGAATTCTTCGCCATGCTACGGAAAAATGGCAAGTAAGCGAAAGAACAGGTGAAACTTACCTTGCAGAAGCGCGGCAACTGTTAACACGCGACCTAGAAATTGAACGCCCTAAGTGGTTAGAGCAAGCAATTGCTGAGATGCAAGATTGGAAATGGCAAGAGCTAAATCCTGGCGATCGTGATGAGAATGTCACCACTACCAACCGGCTTGCGGCGTTGCAATTCCTGAAAGCGCAAGCTTCGTTGTTGAAGTTTGAAATGTCGTGACCTTGCTATTGAACATCTGTAAACCTGGCAAGTTGCTAGGTTTTATGGATGTTAAGACGCAAGAAGACACTAGCGATCTACTGCAACGTATCCAATTTGATCTGCACCCTGGCCAGCTTGCTTTTGTAGATGACACCGCCACCCAAATATTGGGCATCAGCGCTGGCTATGGCGCCGGCAAGACCCGGGCGCTATGCGCTAAAGCGGTGATGCTGGCCGCGGTTAATCAAGGCTTCATTGGTGCGGTGATGGAACCAACAGGTCCATTGATTCGAGACATCTGGCAAAATGACTTTGATGATTTTCTAGATGCGTATGAAATCCCGTACACGTTCAGAGCGTCACCGCTGCCAGAGTACATGTTGCACCTGCCAGGTGGTGACACCAAGATCTTGTGCCGCAGCTTTGAGAACTGGAGCCGCATCATCGGCCTAAACCTTGCCTGGGTGCTAGCTGATGAGATTGATACCGTAGCGCCAAACATTGCTAACAAGGCATTCCCTAAAATCCTTGGCCGTTTGCGCGCCGGTAACGTTCGCCAGTTCGCAGCAGCATCAACACCTGAAGGTTTCCGGTGGATGTGGAACACTTTTGGCAGTGATGAAGCCAAGGCCAGGCCGGACCGGCATCTGATTAAGATGCGAACCGCTGATAACCCGCACCTGCCGCCGGACTTCATCGAGCGGCTAGAAGCCAACTACGACCCAAGCCTGCTGCGGGCTTACCTGGACGGCGAGTTCGTCAACCTGACAACTGGGCAGGTGTATGACCGCTTCGACAGGGCTAAGCATGTAGTAACGAAGCTGCCTGACACCAGCCGTGAACCGTTACGTATTGGCGTTGACTTCAACGTTGGCAACATGTCGGCGGTGATTGCTGTCAGGATGGGCAGCAGCCTGCTGGTCATTGATGAAATCAGCGGCGCCCATGACACTGACGCCCTAGCGCAGGAGGTGGTCAGGCGTTACCCAGAGCGGCGCATCTATGCCTACCCAGATGCCAGCGGCGGTAATCGCAGCACTAATGCAACGCAAACTGATATTGCCATTCTTGAGTCTTATGGCATGTCAAACCAATCGCCACGCGCTAACCCACCAGTCCGTGATCGGGTGGCAGCAGTACAGGCATTACTAGAAAACGGCAAAGGTCAGGTACGGTTGCAGGTGTTAGAAACTTGCAAGCGCACCATTGAATGCCTTGAATTGCAAAGCTACAACGATAAAGGCGAGCCGGATAAGGATGCTGGCTTTGACCACATGAATGATGCGCTTGGCTACCTGGTGTGGCGTGAGTTCAACCCGTTACATGCCAAGGCAGGCCGTGGGACAGGCGTTAGAGTGTATTGATGATAGGCCGCCGCGCCATGTACTCAGGCCAACAAAGCTACGACCGGCCAGCCGCAAACCGCAAGGTTGCTGCTGTTAATGACCCAAACGGCGCATGGTATGCGCAGCAAGCGCATTGGGTCTTGATCGAGGACTTGATGCAGGGTACCTACGGGATGCGGCGCAAGCACCGCCGCTATCTACCGCAGGAGCCACGTGAGCAAGATGAATCCTACGACAACCGCCTAGCGCGTAGTGTGGTGCCGCCGTACTATCAACGGCTAGAGCGGATGCTGGCTGGGATGTTAACGCGCAAACCGGTACGGTTGAATAATGTGCAAGACGTAATTCAAGAACAACTATTCGACGTAGATTTACAAGGAAATGACCTAAACGTTTGGACATATGAAACCACACGCAAAATGGTCCGCTATGGCCATATTGGCTGTTTAGTTGATGCACCAAAAGATACTGGCCGGCCATATTGGGTTACTTATACGCCACGCGATATTTTGGGCTGGCGCTCTGAAGGCAATGATTTAGTCCAATTGCGATTGCAAGAAATAATTGTCGTGCCTGATGGTTTATATGGTGAGAAGACAATCGAACAAGTGCGGGTGCTTACACCTGGTGCATATGAGCTTCACCAACGTGATGAGAAGAGCAGTTGGAAACTTGTTGATCAGGGCAACACAAGTTTAGATAAGATTCCGTTTAGCATTGCATACGCTAACCGCGTTGGCTTCATGGAATCAAGGCCACCACTTGAAGATATTGCAGAGTTGAATTTAAAGACCTATCAGGTACAATCAGATCTAGACAACCAGCTTCATATTTCAGCAGTGCCAATGCTGGCGTTTTACGGCTTCCCGTCAGCAGCGGAAGAAGTATCAGCAGGGCCAGGCGAAGCTATCGCATTTCCAGCCGAAGGCCGCGCCGAATACATCGAACCGCAAGGCCGCAGCTTTGATTTTCAATTCCGCAGGCTGGAGCAGATTGCATCACAAATTAATGAGCTTGGCCTATCGGCGGTGCTAGGTCAAAAGCTAGCAGCGGAAACCGCTGCAGCTAAAACCATCGACCGCAGTCAAGGCGACAGCACCATGATGGTGATTGCGCAAAACATGCAAGATATGATTGACAACTGCCTACAGTTTCATGCTCAATACCTCAACACACCGCAGGCTGGTAGTTGCCTAATAAATCGAGACTTCTTAGGTGCAAGGCTTGACCCTGCAGATGTAAGCAGTTTGCTACAGCTTTATACAGCAGGTACCATCACACAAGAAACATTACTGCAACAACTAGCTGACGGCGAAGTGCTAGGCGATGATTTTGACGTTCAGCAGGAGATTGACGCCACGGCAAATGCTGGCTTATGACAACACCATCAGCACTATACCGTAATGCTATTGACCTAAACCGTTACAGCAACAGCGTTGCTAAGAGTATTATTAGTGCTTACAACAATATTATTGTTGATAGCGTTAACCAGTTACGTACCATAAACGACTTAACCGCACCTATTAAAGCAGCACGGTTGCGGGCTATATTAGCGCAGCTTAAGGACTCATTAGCCACATGGGCTGGTGATAGCACGCTAGTTACCGCAAGCGAACTACAAGGTTTAGCTGAATTACAGTCGGAATTTGTCACTGAGCAATTGCGCAAGGTGTTACCTGCTGGCGCCGGCGACGCGGTTAATACAGTAGAAATCAGTCCGCAATTTGCGCAATCTGTTGTTACAACAGATCCAACCCAGATAAATGTTGTAACGCTAAGCGATGACTTATTCAAGGCAGCATACGGTTCACCGCAAACCTATAGCTTGACTGCAGCGCAGGGTACTACGATCACATTGCCAAACGGTGAAGTAGTACAAAAAGCTTTTCGTGGTATTGCTGAATCACAAGCTGAACGGTTTGGCCAAATTGTACGCAATGGTCTGTTGACAGGTGAAACCACACAAGACTTAGCAAAGCGCTTGGTCGGCAGGCTTGAATTTGGCCAGGCAGGCAGCGTTAGGCAAATTGCCTTAGCCGGTGGTGAAGTTACCAAGGCCGCTAACCATCAGGTGATTTCACTGGTGCGCACCAGCATTAACCAAGTAGCAAATACAGCAAGCCAGCAGGTATATGAAGCTAATCAAGATATTACCAAAAAGTATCGCTACGTCGCAACGCTTGACACTCGCACCAGTGCCATATGCCGGGCGCTTGATGGCCGTGAGTTTGAATACGGCAAAGGTCCTAAACCACCACAACATTTCAACTGTCGTTCAACGACAGTGCCGGTAATAAATTATGAGGAGTTAGGTTTTGATGCGCCGCCATCAGTCACCAAGGGTCAACGCGCCAGCATGGATGGGCCAGTACCTGCAAACACCAGCTACGGGCAGTGGCTGCAAGGCCAGCCGCGTGCCGTACAAGATGAAGTGCTAGGCAAAGCAAAAGCTGATTACTTTAACAAGCTTGCAGATCAGCATGGTGCTCGTGATGCCATTGCAAAGTTAGTTCGTGATGATGGGTCAGAGCTAACCTTAAATCAGTTGCGCAGCCGCTATGGCAAAGCCTAAGAAGCCAACCAAAGCCCAAGAGAAAATCCATACGGTAATGGGCGAATACAAGCGCGGCACGCTAAATACTGGTAAGCCAGGCCCCGGCAAAGGTCCAAAGGTCAAGAGCCGCAAGCAAGCTATTGCTATTGCATTGAGCAAAGCAGGTAAAACTGCTAAGAAGAAAAAATGATCACTTACCGCGGTGAGCAGTTTGAGGGGTACAACAAGCCCAAACGCACACCCAACAACCCAAACAAGTCTCATGCGGTACTTGCTAAAGATGGCGACACCATCAAGCTGATCCGGTTCGGGCAGCAGGGCGTGTCTGGTTCACCGCCACGACAAGGTGAGTCTGCTGCTGATAAAGCTCGCAGGGCTGCATTCAAGGCTCGCCATGCTGACAATATCGCTAAAGGAAAATTGTCTGCCGCCTATTGGGCAAATCGTGAAAAATGGTGACGCTATACTTGGTTCAGCTTTGATGGTCGCCATGGCACGGGTTTATTCCAGAGACTCAAATGGTCGGTTCTCCAGCGCTGGCGGTGGCGGAAAGAAAGGCAGTGGCAAGAAGAAAGCCGCCAGCAAAGCGCCCGCTGCTACCGCCAGCAGTGGCAAGAAGAAAGCCGCCAGCAAAGCGCCCGCTGCTACCGCCAGCAAGGGAGGGAAGGCAACAAGTGGCGCAAAATCGCGCAAGCCTGACTTTAAGCCAAAGCGCAAGGGCGCAACTGCCGCTAGCGTCGTCTCCGAGCAGGGTGCACTGACTCGTCTTGGAGCTGGCCGTAAGCTGCGCGGCAAAGGTAACAACCCAACCGCTCGCGCCGAACGCGTACTGGAGCGTGGTCTTAGCAGTACCGGCAAGCGCGCCCGTAAGTCCGAAGCAACCGCCAAGCGGGCCATTGATTACATGGCATCTGTGGGCACACTCGGTAAGCGAAGTAAACGCCGCAAGGCTTGATCAATCTGCTAAGAAATCGTCCCAACTGCCAAGCTGCTTCATCACCGCCTGCGCGTGGTCGGTGATCAGCAGCAGGTCGCCATCCTCGTCACGGGCGATGGCGACCACTCTTGACAGATGCTGGTTGCCGACAGCAGCAAAAGTCATCACTTCATTGCCGTCTTCGTCAATGTCGATTACGTGCGACAGCACATGCCGTAGATCGCGTGATCCGAGTCCGTCTGGATTCTGCTTGATGATCTCCATGATGTATCGCCTCGGTTACACTGTAAGGGTAACAGACCCTGCGGCTAATTCATGTCTGAAGAAAATGCGGTGACTGAGCAGTTACAGCGCAGTGTCGAAGCACTAGAGCGCAAGAATCAAGAGTTGATTGCCGAATTACGGGCGGCCAAGAAAGCACCGCAACTGCCAGATGGGGTGAACGTTGATGAATTGCTTGAATTTAAGCGCAAGGCCGAGCAATCCCAACTGGAGCAGCAGGGCAACTACACCGAAGCCCGGCAGGCTCTGGAGCAGCAATACCGTGAGGCGACGACGCAAAAGGACCAGCGCATTAGTGAACTTGAAACCCGAGTCAAAGAACTGGAGCTGATAAGCCCTGCTGTCACGGCATTGGCTGAGATTGTGCATGACCCAGACCTAGTGCTTAAATCCAAGCTGTCACCTGATCAGATTGAACGTGAGGCCGATGGTACCGTAGTGGTGGTCAATGGTTACCAGCGCACACCGGTTGCTGAATGGGCCAAGACCTTGCCAGCATGGATGCAAAAAGCACCTAAACCACAAGGATCTGGCGCACCATCAGGTCGTAATGCCGGGGAGATACCTGCAGGCACCGTAAACCCATTTGCGCGTGAATCATTCAACCTGACCGAGCAATCACGGCTGTATAAAACAAACCGTGACTTGTATGACCAACTAAAGGCGCTAGCATGATTGCATCCGGCCGCGCCGGTAGGCGGGTTGCGCCTGCTGCTATCTGTAAACACTTTTACTTTGGAGACACACCGTGGCGACACTTCGCTCCGATGTCATCATCCCACAGATCTTTACTCCATATGTAATTGAACAAACCACCGTGCGGAACCAGTTTCTGCAAAGTGGTGTTGCTCAACCCATGGCGGAGTTAAATGGTTCAGAGGGTGGTGACCTAATCAACATTCCTTTCTGGAAAGCAAACCTAACTGGTGACGCTGAAGTCCTTACCGACTCCACAAGTCTCACACCTGGCAAAATCACTGCCGACAAGCAAATTGGTGTAATCCTGCACCGTGGCCGCGCTTGGGAAGCACGCGACCTAGCGGCATTGGCCGCTGGCTCTGATCCTATGGCCGCTATTGGTCAAAAGGTCGGCGAGTACATCGCTAACCAACAACAAAAGGATCTTTTTAAGACCCTTGAAGGCGTATTCGGTGCTCTGACCGGTTCTGACTCGCCTGCATTTGCAGACCTGCGCTTTGATACCAGCGGCATGACTGCCCTTGGCCCTAAGCAGGTTGCCCAGGCCCGCGCCAAGTTGGGCGATCAAGGCGACAAGCTGTCCGCTGTGGCCATGCACTCGGCTTGCTACTACGACTTAGTAGAACGCAAGGCGATCGATTATGTATCGACTGCTGATGTTCGTGGTACTGCCACTACCTTCAGTGGCGGTTCAATGGTTGCTGCTTATGGCGGTGACAATGCAGTTCCCACCTACATGGGTCTGCGCGTGATTGTCAGCGATGACATCACCAACAGCGCTGGCAATTACGCTTGCTATTTCTTCACCCAAGGCGCTGTAGCCACCGGTGAACAGCAAGCACTGCGCACCGAAACTGACCGGGACATCCTGGCCAAATCGGATGCCATGGCCGTCGATTGGCACAACTGCTTCCACCCCGTAGGCGCTAAGTGGGCCGTGACTACTACCAACCCAACCGGTGCACAACTGGCTACTGTTGGTAACTGGTCTAAAGTTTACGAGACAAAAAATATCGGAATCGTTAGAGCCACGATTACATCCAACTACGATTGAGGTAATTAACCATGGCTTCCATTTTTGAGCTTGGTGACATCCCCGGCGGCTTGCTGCCCGGTTCATGCACACTGGCGGCACCTACCGCCACCGCTACCCTTACCACTGCCCAGTCATACAACGCCATCATTCGTGGCGTTCCTACCGCTGCTGCGACCTATACCACCGCTGCGGCGGCTGATATTGTGGCTGCAATCGGTGGCGACTGTGTGGTTGGCACCTGCTTTCGTGTCGTTGTTATCAACGCCTCGGCTGGTGCTTACACCATCACCATTGGCGGTGGTACTAACGTAACCGTTTCTGGTGTTGCTACTGTGGCCCAGAATGCGTCTAAGGAGTTCATCGGCTACGTGTCAAACGTGACCGCTGGCTCCGAGGCGATTACGCTGTATGGGTTAGGCTCTACTGCATCCGCTGCTGCCTGATGGGTTTATTCGCTTTCAGGCGATTACGTGAACGTGAGGCTGCTGCTACGGCAGCGGCCTCTTTTTGCGTGCCTAAACTAGAACCAACGGAGTTAACTGATGGCAATAACAATCGACGCGACACCAAACGGGGCAAACGCCAACTCATACCTGACACTGGCAGATGCGCAGTTGATAGTTGACGGCATGGTACAGGATGCAGACGTTACCGCATGGGCGGCTGCTACCACTGACGCCAAAAACCGAGCTTTATACACCGCCACGCAACGCCTAGACCGTGAACGATTTATCGGTGCCCGATCAACTGACACGCAAGCTTTGCAGTGGCCGCGTACTGGCGTCCGGAAGCCTGATACATATATCAATACGTATGCGGTTGGGTTCCCATTTCGCATCACGACCGACTATTACACCGACACCGAAATCCCTGACCAGATCAAAAAAGCGCAGGTGATGCTGGCGGTTTACCTGAATAACAACGTCGATGGTCTTGGACTGACTGGCCTTGAGGACTTTAAGAATGTTAAGGTCGGCAGTTTAGACGTAACACCAGCGCAAGGAATGGGCGCCGATAAGATTCCGCCATTGGTTGAACGGTACATGATTGGCCTTAGAATAAGTGGGCCAGGTAATTTTGCTATCCGCCGGAGCTGACATGTCTGAATACGCCATTGGCTTTGAGTACATCAGCGACACGGCAGCGCATACTGGCCGCTTTTGCGAGTTGGTTGCATTTGAAGACTCGGTGATTGCTAGCGCTGTGATCCAAAACCAAACTGGTAACACGTTTACCAGTGTGCCGCTTAAAGCTGGCCAATGTGTGGAAGCAGTATTCACAAGCGTGACGCTGGCATCCGGCAAGATTGCAGCCTACAAGATTTAACCATGAGCGATACCAACCAGTTTGGGATTGATTACGCTAAGGGAGCTACTTTCATTGGTGATAGCACAACAAGAGCCGGGCGATGGTGCGCAATTATGTTTAGCACAAGCTCTATTGTCGATGAATTGGTCTCATTGAACTGGGATGGTAGTACCCTATCTGGCCAATCTTTTGATCCCGGCACTACGCTTTATGGAGTATTTACTAGCATAAAATTACAAAATGGCCATTGTGTCGCCTATAAACTCTGATGGCACTCTCCACCGCGCTACGAAAGGCTGCTAGCAAGCTGATGGCTAAATTTGGCGGTATTGCCACTATTCGCCGTATTACCCTTGGCTCCTACGATCCAACCACTGGCACCGCTGCCGAAACCACGGCTGATACCAGTGTCCGTGGCGTGCTTGAAGATGTGAACAAGCGCGAAGTGAACGACCTAATCCAAGCCGGCGACAAGCGTTTAATGGTTGCAGCAGCAGACCTAGCTAATGCGCCAACGACAGCCGACCGCGTGATTATTGGTGATCGGTCATTGCAAGTGATCCAAGTGAAGATCATTGAGCAAGATAACGTAGCGATAACCTATGAACTAATGCTGAGGGATTAAAATGGCAGGCACCATCCAACTAGGCGACATGGGCGACTATGTAAACCAACAGATGGAGAAGCTGCTGCGCGTGGTGGTGCTTGATGTGGATGCAAGGCTCAAAATGGAAAGCCCAGTTGATCTTGGGCGTTTTCGCGCTAGCTGGGCGATTGGCGAAAATGCCGCGCCATTTCAAGGTGTACCCAAAGGCGACTATCGCGGGCAGCCAGTGCCGCCACCGCGTGCAGCCAATTACATGCTTGGTTCAGAGCGAATGGGCAACGTCTACAGCGTCCACAATAATTTGCCATATGCAGAAAAGCTAGCTATGGCACCACCCGGTTCTGGGGTAAATGAAAAAGAGAAGCGATACAACCCATATCGTGAAGTAAAGAACTGGGCAACCCCTGGCCGCGGTAGCAGTATCCAGACCAAAGGCCCCGGCTGGGTTCAAGCCGTTGCCAAGGACGCTCAGACCTACGCTAAGGCACAAGCCGCCAAGATTGGCAGTGAATCATGAGCAGCACGCTAAATGATGTTCGCGCTGCTATTGAAGGTCGTATTGCTACTCAAATGGCAATTGCACCGATATATCCGGTCAGTTATGCCAACGTACCTTTCACGCCACCAAATAACACGCCATGGTTACAGGTGTTTATTCGCTTTGGTGATAATGCCTACGCTACGCTGCTGCCTACTGGCAATGTCGGCTTTAATCGTCAAAATGGCACGCTAGTAGTCAATATCTACACACCAACTGGCGCTGGCCCTGCTGCAAATTTCACTATCGCAGAACGCATCAAAGATTTATTCGATCGTGTAACGGTAGCTGGCGTTATATTTGATGCGGCGTCCGGTCCGGCACAGGTAACCCCTGCGTCGCCTGAGCCTTACTTCCAGACGCAGCTAACAATTACGTTTGAGGCGTACCTAGACTAAAGCCAGCCATCACCTTCTACTAAATCCATGGCCGTCACTGTTCTGTCCGGTACGTCCGGCGCCCTGTATTACAAGCCTGCCGGCACTAACGGCACGTTTGGCGAATCCAATGTCACTACCGGCGTTGGCACCAGCCAGGCCGCAGTTGGCAGCTACCTGAATTTTAAGGTAGGCGATCCGATCAAGTTTTCACTGATCAACTCTCAAACCGGTGGCAGCGGCTCTGGCACACTGCCTGCTCCGCTCTCAAGCGCCACCACCTACTACGTGATTGGTTACGTCGCAGCCACTGGCGTGCTGACATTTTCCACTACCGCAGGCGGCACCCAACTGACGCTAACTGACGACGGCACCCTGACTGCTCCTAATGAGTTTCAGGTTGCCTACGCCGACTATGCAGCCGTAGGCCAGGTGCAGCGCTGGGGTTTTGAGATCAGCCGCGCTGAAATTGACGTTACCACCATCGGTCAAGCCGCTGGGCAGTATGCACCTTTCAAGGCATACATTCCTGGATTTTCCGATGGCACCGGCACCGCAACTGTCTATGTAACCAATGAAGACAGTGCACTATCCAATCGGATGGTAGAAGATGTGCTGCAACGCCAGCAGGTTGGTTGTGCATTTAAGCTTTACACCGATAAGGCAGGCACCGAAGCCCTAAGTCGCAGCATCGCCATGGATGCTGTTCTGCTAAGCGCCAGCATCAACATCAACCCAGATGATGCCCAGATGGTGGAAATTTCATTCCGTCCCACTGGCACGCCTACGTTTGACTTCTCTACCACCGCTTGATAGCTAATTAACGGCCCCGGCATTGCTGGGGCCATATTTCCATTATTCACTAATCACAATGGCCGCTGCTCAAATTCGTGCACTTGATCGCCTGAAAAAAGCCGCCAACCTTACACCCGTTAAAAAAACGGTGGAGTTAAGTGACGGCAGCCAGTTTGAGTTCTACCGTACGCCATTGACAATGGCCGAACGTGAACGGGCGCAAAAAGCATCTAACACCGACGACGCTAACGCATTTGCGTTGCAGTTGCTCATCCAAAAAGCAATGGATGAAAACGGCCAGCGGATATTTGCTGCTGGCGAAATTGCAGAGCTAAAGAATGAAGTCCGTGATGCCGACTTGCAAACGCTGATGCTTGCTGCTATTAGCGAAGACAACAGCGAAGAGGTGGATACAAAAAAATAAAGGCGGAGCTAAAGCAAGACAACTTGCTGCGGCTCCAGCTTGGTGTAGCCAAGGAATTGGGCTACACGTTAGCTAAATTAAATGCAGAGTTGACCATGGAAGAATTACTGCTGTGGTCAGCTTATTTTGACTTGCAAAATGATGAACAGGAAGCTGCGATGCGGCGGCGGCGGTAGACTGTAACTACTGAGAGGCTGCGCTGTGTCGGTTGTCGCTAATGTTGCTATAAATGTTGATGCCCGTGGCGCAACGCAGCAGCTACGTGCGGTGCAGCAAGGCGCAGTAGCAACTAGCCAGGCAGTCGATAAATTAAACGCAACTACAGCAGCAGTAGAAAACAAATTCAAAGTAGCTGCTAATGGCATTAAATATTTTACAGATGCAGCCGGTAGAGCAAGAGCAGAAAATGGTAGATTCTTAAGCTCGTCAGAACGTGCAGCAGCAGGGATAAAAGCACAAGGCAATGCAGCAGAACAAGCAGCCGCAAAAATGCGCGGGCTAAATGGCGCTATGGAAGGATTCCAAAACGCTAAGGCAGCGGCTGGGCCTTACATAGCAATTGCGGCTGGTATCGCAGCAGCAACTGGCGCATCGCTTAAGTTTTCAAATGAAATAGACCGTAACCGTCAACAGCTAACGCTATTTACCAAAGATGTAAATGCAACCAATGCAATCATTGCGCAACTCAAAGTAACGGCTGATGCCACTTCGCTGGGTCTGCCTGGCTTGCTTGAATCAACCAAAACATTGGCTGCATATGGGTTAAAAGCCAAAGACGCTGGCACCGCAACCAAGCTGTTGGGTGATTTAGCACTTGGCGACAATGAAAAGTTACAGCGGTTTGCTGTAAACCTTGGCCAAATTAGCAGCATTGGCAGAGCCTATACGGTTGACTTAAAACAGTTTGCCATGGCAGGCATTCCTATCTTTGAGGCGTTATCAAAGGTAATGAATGTTAGCACTGGCGAAGTGCTGCGGTTGGCAGAACAAGGCAAGGTAACTTATCCAATTGTTATCAAAGCAATTGATGAATTAACAAAGAAAGGCGCGTCATTCTATGAAGGCGCTCTTAAAGGTGGGACTGATCTTGACCGAGCCACTGCACAATTGCAAGGTTCATTTGAATCATTGCAAACTGTTATTGGCACTGCAGTTGCGCCTACAGTAATAAAAGCTGTTAATGAAATCAAAAAAGCTATAGATGGTTTGCTATGGATAATGCAGCAAGTCACCAATCAATTTCAGTATTGGGGCAAACAAAAAATATCGCTTGGCCCCATTGATAATTGGGCGGCTGGAGTTATAGATAAATTAAAAAATTTGCAAGATTATATAAACGCAAATCCAGGCTTAAAGGTCATGCTTGGATATGCCACAGGCGGGGGTATTGGCGCTCTAAAGGCATCGGCGCCGTCAGGTTCAGCATCAAATGCATCAGCACCAGCGGTAGATCGCGCTGGATTGCTTAAGTCCGCTCAAGAAATAGCAAGGCAAAACGCAGCATCAGAAGCAGCAAATATAAAGCTAGAAACAGATAAAAAGATTGCAAAAATTAACCAAGATACTGAAAAGCAATTAGCCGATAATCGTATTCAATATGAGCGACAAATTGCTGATTTTCGTGAGTCAACAATACAACGGATTATGGATATGGAGCGTACGCTCCAGGATCAGCGCGTAAAGGCTGAATTTGACATGCAGCAAAGCAGACTAAAGCTTGCAAGTACAAGCCAATATACAAGTGCAACAATTGGCATAGCACAGGCTATGGTTGCAGGCAAAAGTACCGCCGACGTTCAAGCTTTAACGGTTGCACGTGATAGCGCCAAAGCATTAAATGATGCCGCTATAGGCAGAAGACAGATTGAGTTTGATGGCACTCTGCGTAGGGTTCAACTTGAGCGTGCTTTAACTGACTTTAAGCGCGAAACAGAGCGCAGCATTGGTGAAATGCAAAAGAATTATGCACGCCAAACCAGTGACATCATAACCAAGTCTGGCAGTTCTGTTGGTGAGTTGATGATTAAAGGTGCGCGTGAGGCCGCAAAGATACTTGAAGCGGCTAACGCTGGCGCTGGCGGTGGCATTGGTGGCGGCAAGGCGCCTAAAGCTGGCCAGGTAATAGACAAGAGTGTATTCAGAGAATGGATGGCCACGCAAGGCTTTGGGCGTACTACAGGCGATTTCACTAATGCGGGTCACTCTACACGCAATCACATGCTAAACGCAATGGACATGGGGATCCTTGGAGGTAGCGATGCGGAAGCTTTAAGGAAAACAAAAGCAATGGAGGCAAAATTAGCCGCTACTGGTGCATTTGGTGATCAATTGTATGGACCAACAAGAGATCCTTATGGACACGGAGCAGGCAAAGGCGGAAAAAATATTCACTTACACATCCCCACGCCAGGTGGAAAAATAAAAGTAACTCCAGGGTTGTCACAACTTATAGAGACAAGTAACGTAACAACTGGCCCAGCCGCTGCCGCAGTGCAAGCGCCGGTAGGCTCACGCGCAATGCAGGTAGACGCTGCCAATACTATCAAGCCATTCACTGCGCCATCAACTGCCAAGATGGATGCCATTACACAAGACCTTAAGCGAGCGAATATAAATCAAACCATAAATAATTTGCTAGAGCAGCAAAAAAATACAACCAAAGACTTGGCAATTAACGCAGTAGATATTATTAAAGCATCAGAAGCTGATTTGGTAAACGCTAGGCTGAAAAATGAGGTTAACAAGACTACATTAGATTTAATCCTTAACGGCACCAACCCTGCGCTAGCCGCTCAGTTTGCGCAAAATCAGCAGATAGTAGACCAAAATACATTAAAACTACAAAGTCAAAAAGATTTAATTGTAAATTCACTTGCGGAAAAAGATTTAGCGGCGGCAGAAGTAGCGGAAAGGCAAAAGCTAATAGTAGCGTTAGATGCTCAAATTCAAAAGCAACCGCAAATTCTAGACGGTATGAATCAAGAAGCAATAAAAGCTAAAGCGTTAACCGATGAACAAGAAAAACTAAACGCAGCTAAGGAGCGGATGAAAGGACTTGTGCAAGGCATTGGCGGCGCGATTGAATCCGGCTTGGTGAACGGCATTGAAGCCGCCGTTACCGGAGCGCAAAGCTTGCAAGACGTACTAACTGGAGTGCTTAAGGACATTGGTAAAATGCTGATCTCTTTTGGTATTCGCAGTCTGCTTAGCGGCATAAATATCGGCGGCATTCCGCTTGTCGGCAAAGCTGCTGGCGGGCCAGTTGCAGGCAACACCCCATATATGGTGGGCGAGCGTGGCCCGGAGTTGTTTGTGCCTAGCTCTAACGGCACCATTATCCCAGCAGATACCACCGCCGCTATGGCGCGTTACCAACGTCAATCATCAGCCCCTGGTAGCGCAGCAGGTGATACAGGCGCATCACCAGCATCACCAGCATCATGGGCAATGAACTTTGAAACGACGCAATTCCTAGGCCAAGATTGGGTAAGCAAAGATCAACTCATGGCGGCAATGGCAGCAACCGAGAAACGCGCCACCGCAGCAGGCGCCAAGGCTGGAGCGCAACAGGTAGCCACTAAGATGAGGACTTCACCCGCATTCCGCAGGCAGGTGGGTGTCTGATGTCAGTCGTTGTAATCGGCAATTTTCTTACGTTCACCAAACACGATGGTGGTAGGAGCTACTGGCAAAATTTCTTCAACGATAATGCCGTCAGCTTTGATGGCATTAGCTGGAATTTGCTGCCTTTTGTTTATCAGGGCGCAACCAAGACCAAAAACGGCGACAACATATCCAGCCAGCTAACGCTACCAACCAACCAGCTAACGCTTGCTTGGACCCGCGATGCCGTAAACAATAGCTGGGTTGCCGAGGTACGCACCTACCAGCTAACCGACGCCTACGCACCAATCACGCCACCGCGAGGCCAGGAGATTTGGCTTTGCACTGGTATGAGCTACAACACCCAAGGAACCCAACTTGAACTCAGCAGCCCGCTCGATGCAATTGAATCCCGCGTACCAAACCTACGCTTCACCGCCAAACAGGTTGGAGCGCTGCCGTCAACCGGTGCTATCCGGTCCGGCTGATCTAATCGGTTTGCTATACAAGCTTGGCGCTGATCCGTTTCGACACGGTGCCACCGACTGCGTAAACCTATGCCGCGCTGTGTTGCAGTTCCAAGGCATACATGCACCAGTGCCTACCCGTGATTGGTATCGGCGGCTAAGGCGTGGCGATAGTGCAGTTTTTGTGGAGCAGCTAAACTTATGGGGAAACCCGGTGGTGTACGCATCGCCAGGTACTATTGCTCTTAGCCAGGTCGAAACCAGCTACGGGTTAGCCGCTTTTTACGATTCAGGATGGCTCCATTGCAACGCCCAAACACTTCGCGTAGCATGGTCCCCAGCCGTCAATACCGTGGCGCTGTACTGCCCTGGGAAAAGCAACTGATGGATGCGCTGGGCATGAGTCCAGACGAATACGCCTGGTACGCCAGCGAAGTAGCCAATATAAAGCCAGAGCGTAGTGCTGAATATGACCACATTCCAGACGTGGTGTGTGTGCCGATTGTGCCATTGGCGATGACTATTGTCGGTGCAGGCCTTAGCTATGCAGCATCAGCAATGGCGCCTAAACCAAGGATTCCACGGCAGGATGATCCTGGCGGCACGTCTCAAAACATCGAAGGCGAAAACATAAGCAATAACCGTAAATTTGCCAACGTAGACGGTTTTACCTCAGTTCAAAACGTAGCTCGACTTGGCGAGGTGGCGCCGCTAGTGTTTGCCAAGCGTGAACAGATTGGTAGCAAATGGTACGGAGGTGTGCGAGCTGAAACCAAACTGTTATGGAGTCAACTGCTAAGCCAAGGTGATGGTCAGGAGTTGGTGGCTTTGTTTGCGCTTAATGCCATGGCCATGGCTAAGCCTGATTTTGAAGGTCTGGCGATTGGTGACACGTTACTCAAAAATTACCAAGAACCAAAACTGTGCATCTATTATCGTAGCGGCGATGTAACGCAAACGCAACGACTGAACTCAAGTACCAAGATAGGTGGGGCGCTAACGCCACGATCACCTAGCGATATTATCGTTGCCGAATATGCTAATGAGGGTATGCAAGCTCTTTTTAGTAGTACCCGCACACCAACTGGCAGCACTGAGTTTGGCACGTACCAGCCTGTACGAAATGGTCAAGATTGGCGGTTGCCATTTAAGCGGGTAAAGGTCCGGTGGGACACTCGCAACGCAACGGCACAGCAATATGACGCCTTTGCGTTGGCGGAAGCAGAGCGCTTTAAGATTCAAAGTTATTACGGAACATTTTGCGGCATTAATAAAATTGATGTTACTGAGGTTGGCGGTGTGTATAGAAATAACTTTGACTTAGACGGAAATGAAATTGAATATACCATTTACGCTGATACAAGTGAACCACCCCGTGGATCACAAGGAGTTGCCGACATCATAAACAAGCGCAAAACACTTGGCGAACAAGCTGATGCTGCATTTACTGTTGGCGAAACTTATTCAATTGGATCAGCGCAGGGTGTTTGTATAAGTGCTAGCACAACTGCTCCATATGATGGAACGTTTTCTAAAACTTACAGATTTAAGATTACGTCTCGTGGCACCGTAATGCTTTTGGGATTGGGGAGCATTAACCACTATGCGTCATTTACTGGGCCTTATGGTGCGTTTACGACTGACTTAACAATTTCAAAAATTGCCCTTGCAAATATAGTTACTACTAGAGCTGTTAACCAAGTAGAAATAGGAATCAAGTCAACTGTATACAAAAAATTTAACGGCATTGTGAATTTTGCAGGCATCCCAGCGGAGTCAATTGCGGATGCCATTGAAGCAGGTGGCGGTACTGTGACGTATGGGACATATTCTGATTACGGCATACGTTATTCATTTTTCTACGTTGAATACCGCAAATCAGCTAGTTCAGAATCATGGCAAAAAGCATATGACAAACCATTTGGAGTAAAAGGAACTGCGCCAGTTGCTCAATTTAATTTTATTCGCTTGGCTTTTTATCAAGGCAGCGACATGTATGAAGTGCGTTTTGTGCCGGTATCGGGCGGCGCATTTATATTAAAACATCAACGAGCACGCATTCTAGATGCTAGTAGCGGTAGCTTGCAAACATTTAGATCGCCTAATGGTAATGTTAGCATTAGTTATGCTGGCACGCCTGAAGTTATTATTGACTGGGAGCAAGGCACCAATTCGGTAATGTTTTACGGTGATAGATTGGCCATACCTGCGTCTAACGCAGCGGTTACATCTATCCAGCCAAACTCATTAGCTACTAGTAGTCCTCCAGCAGAAGGCGTTTACAGCACTTCTGGTGGTGGTGGTTCAGGGCTTACTGTAAGAGTAAGGCGTGAAGATTTATTTGGTGCACTGTCAGCTACTACAATTACCACTGGCTGGCGGCAACGATGGTTGCATATGGGTGTCCAAGGCTTGCCGTTACCCACAAGTGCGGGGCAGACAACTGGCACTATTTTAACACTTTACAATGGTAATCGTGGCAACATAACAGTTCCAATTGAGTTATACAGCGTTGCTGTTAATGACCCAGTTTACAATGCTGACATGATTACCGCTGGCTATGGTAGTTATGCGTATGGATGGATTAGCGAGTTACAAGTAAATGAAACAACTCGCGTTGATGGCTTTAATGGTCAGGTAGATAATGGAGACCAGTTCTTTATAGACATGCCTCCTAGCTGGTCGTCTTCAGTTACCAGAGTAGGAGTACAACTGAACACAACTGTTACAACAATAACAAAACTGGACATCGTGAATCCTGGCAGCAATTATACATACCGCAGCACATTTACTGTAAATGGCACTAGCTTGCCAGCAATCATGATTCTTGGCATTGAAAGCAAGGCAGCCCAATCTGCAAATACAGCCAAGGTGTCAATATGGGATGCAGTGTCTGATGTGTATTTGTTTGGCGAAGAAGAAGGCAGTCACGAAAATA